TCTTGTCATAAGTGATTGCATCAGTTGCCATTGCGCTTCTCCAATATCTCAAATGCGGTTAAAACATCCTCAGCGGTTTGAAACTCCGATCTTGGCAATCCGGTCGATATTGCTAACTCCCAAAGGAGCCGATTTATGCTTCCGGATTGGTAGCTTTTGGGGTATCAGTCTCTCCCATGTTTATGTCGGTGACTGTTTCACACCACACATCAAATGCTTTGACTGGCTTGCCGCCAGCTTCGCGCTTCATTGCGTGATATGCCAAAAACATCAGATCGGCAATGCCCAGCTTGTCTTGTACTTGCTGGATCGTGTTGCCTGTCTTTTGTTCCCACTTCATCCACTCCGGTGGGAGCGCGGTATATGTCGCGCTCTCCCCGGCCGTGTATTCAATTGTGATTGCTAGTTTCATTTATTTGCTCCCGATTCTGTTTTTAACTAAATGACTCTGTTGGTGTTCCAACGACTGTCAATGTCCATGTGTCGGTGAGTGCTCCTGGAGCAGCTCCACCGGCTGTTGGGAAAATTGGCAATACATTAAAAGTGAAAACCGCGCCTGTTACAGCTGTGAAAGAAACCGCAACTGTTGTGTTTGGTGCTGATTCAGCGTTTGACCACATTGACTCAAACAATGATCCAATGCCGCCTGATGCGCCCCAATCTTGCAAAAGCTCGATTGTAAAAGTCCATTGTGTATCGATCGATTTATAAGCGCGGCCATCGAGTGTTTGATATGTCTCAATGATCGTGTCACATGAAAGCGTGGCCGATGTGGTCTGTGCATCGTATAACTTTGTGTCCAAAGTAAATGACACATCGCGGCCGGTAATGATTGTTGTTGGCATTTTTTTTCTCCTTAATTGGTGTAGTAAGTGCTGACTTGTAAATCGGCCGTGAGGTACTTACCTGCACCGACTTCCAATGGCTGTGGTTGATTGACATTGCCGACTTCGTAACCGACCGGCATTGTGCTGATGATGCTGATCATCAATTGTTCAAGATTGTCCAAAGCTGCCGCGTTGTTAAGGTATGCGACAACGCCTGTGACTGTAAGATTGACTTTGACTCGGGTTGTGCCTTTTCCAATCAAAACGCTTTCAAGATACGGCGCATCCGGGATCAAACAGATGCTTGGTGATGTCATTGTCTCTGGAATTCCGTTGTACACATTGGCAGCAATGGTTGAAAGTGCTGTTTTCAATGGTGTGCGGATTTGGGTTTCGATGGTCATTGGCACATCGTTTCGACATCAATGAAAGGCCCAAGTAATCCGATCACTCTATTTGTTAAGCTGCGGCCGAGCACGAATGGTGACGGCTGAAAATTGTCTGACATGATTTGATTGCCGGGAGCTGTGATGCTCTGAAAAATCTCAACCGCTACAACCAAAATTGCATTTTCAATTGGTGGTGTTGATGCGTACAGCTGTGCTGCGGATGCACCACTCAATGTTGCTGTTGCCGATGGAATAAATGGCAATGGATATGTTCGATCAGCTGCGGCTGTTGCAGCTGTAAATGTATAAGGCTCAATCCGATCATCCGTGACTGTATATGTTCCGTTGTAAGTACCGGCCCCGGTAACTACAACAGATTGCCCCGGCACAAAGTAATTTGGTCGGATTGTGGTGAAATAAATGACGGAATTATCCACATTGGCAAAAGTCACGGATGATTGGTATTGCGTAAGTAAAGGTAAAATCGTTTGCTCAGCAGAATCTATAAAAGAATCAAGCTGCGCATCGGAATACAAAGAAACCGAGACACCAAGAATTGACCTCAGCTGTGAGGCTGTGACTATTGCTGGCATCTCGGTTCCTTTCGTGTCAGTAGCGTTCGGGAGCGACCGCTACCGATAGTGATTTATGGGAGGTTGTTGAATTGTGCACCATTTGGCACCTTGGCAGCTAGTGCGCCATAGCCGTAGTACAAAATGTCAATTGTTCCATCGCTGTTGATGTTGCTGCGTAGCGTAAAGCGTGGTGACTCATACCATGTGTAAGAATCTGGATTGACAACGACCATTGAAGAATCGCCATCAGCTGTTGTTGTACCAGCGTTACCAAATGAGCGTGAAACATAAAGGTTTAAGCCCGGTGAAACTACACCGCGCAATGAATCTCCGCGAACATTTCCAGCTGCGTTTGATGGTTGTGCTGCATTGTAAAGAGGTGCGCCATTGTCGTTGTATCCCATGATGTTTCCCCATTGTGTTGGTGAAACGATCAATGAACGAGCAAAACCAAGTGATGCGCCATAAACAGCTGCGGCTGCCTTTGATGTGTATCCAAGGAATCCGGTTGCTGAATTTGCTGCCTGTGTTGTCACAGTAGTGACGGCCGCTTGCATTTGTGCCAATGCATACTCATCAGTCTCTTTTGCATAAGCAAATTCAAGATTCTGAAGCAAAGCTGTTAGGTACTCTGGCCGGCTTCGGTCAATGAGTTCTACTGTGGAAATGGCACGGCCTTTGAAAGGTTGTACAGAAACAGAAAGAAATGTTGCAGATAGTGATGATTCTGTGATTGCTGTATTTTCAGCAATTGGCAAAACTGTTGGCACAGCTGTGACTTTTGGCAATTCAAATGTCATGCCTTCTGCAACTAATGTCTCACGGCTAATGCCATCGATTGTGCCACGATCAGCATTTGCAAGTGCGTTGATCACCTGTGTGCTTTGCGGTGTTGGAATCATGCCGGGTGCGGTTGATGTTGTGTTATCAGCTGCCTTGACATACTGGCGTGAATCCTCATCATGCAAAACGCTTGCGCGTAGGTAGTGCTCAAGGTATGAAACCTTGTCCACAATTGGTGAGCGTGGTGCTGTGTAGTAAGCCGGGCGTGATGCCTGTACTGGTTCGACTGCTGGAGCTGCTACCGGTTCAACGGCAGGAGCGACTGGTTCGGTAGTGTTGTCCACTTTGTCTCCTTCATTTGGGTTTGTTGTCTCTGTAACTGTTTCAGTTTCAGAATCCTCTGATGCGGCTACTTCCGAAACTCGTGCAGATCGCACGGCCGGTTCAGTAACCAAAGCGACAGCTGTGAGCTGTCCATTGAGCACCTTCATGGTGCCATCCTTTTGCATTTCGTAATTGTCCACAGCCAACTCAATTGAAAATCCATCGCGTAAGCCTTCCATTGCCTCTGTGAGTGCATCGGTGCCAGCTGTGGTGTTAGCAATTTTGAAAGTCGCTGTCATTTCTTTGTCGTTCACACTCATTGCAATGCTTTTGCCAATTCTGCGTGTGTTGTCGTGCTCAAGGTTCAAAAAAACATCTTGTGGCTGGATTGATCCACGAGCAAAAACGACTTTGCCAGTCGATGCATTTGCGTGCTCATTAAAAGCAACAATGCGACCGGTGATTGTGCGTGAATCGGAATCAGCTGCCGTGATTTGCATTGGTGTTGTCAGCTTCATGAGATCATGTCCTCCATTTGTCTAATTTCATCGGTCGTGATCGCCCCGATGTCAAATAAAATCTTGTAAATTTCTGCACGCTCTTTTTCTGATCCGCGCAAGTACGCCTTAAGATCAAATTCAACGCGCTGTGTTGATGGCGTAAAATCTGGCATCGATAAACGGCTGGCAATGCTGTTCATCAGCGGCAAAAGCGAAAAGTCCAACAAAGTTTGACGCGCCGTTTGGGCGTTTGCATAGGTCATGGATGATCCAGTCGGCGCATCAATAAAGTAGGCCGGAATTCCCACGGCTCGTGCTAATTCTGTTGCAATGATTTCGCGTGCAGCGTTTAAGCCGATTTGCTCTGGAGAAAATCCAACTGTTGTCAATTCAACATCGGCATTGAGAAAAGCGGTGCCGCGATTTCTACGAGCTGCTCCCCATGCATCCAAGAGTTTTGCAATGCGATCCGCTGGCAATGCTGTGCCGTTTGATTTCAAAACCATTGATGGCACCGGCTCTTTTGCGTACATTGCAGCTGCTCGCTCAAGCTCTGCACCAGCACGGATTGTGCGACCAGCGCGATTTAATAAACCTTCATCGTTGCCGTAAAACACCACAAGTGATCCAACACCAGTCATTGGCACACGCGATCCATCGACTGTGTAATACTCAATTTGAGTGCCGATTGAGTTCAAGAAAACGCCAACACGATTTGGAGCAACGCGCCACATTTGGCGCACACGGCCTGTTTCTGCAAACAAATCAATTATTTGGAAATACGAAAATCCTGTAAATAGTAAATCCTCACACGCCCACACCCATGATGCTGCTCCTGGCACCCGTTTGTCCGGATCAGAAATCACAACAGGTTGATCAATAATTGCACCTGTATCTTTGTCGCGTGTGATCAAAGGAATTGTCGCGATTGAATTGCAAATCATGTTTCGTGCGCGAGCAATTGCTGGCACGGACATTGCTTCCTCGCGGCTGACAATGTAATCGGCTCCACCAAATGGGAAAAACGCATCCAGCGTTGGAGCTGGCCCAATTTGTGCAGCTACATCAGCACCGCGCGCAACCGCGACAGTTTCAATGGTGCGCTTTCGATCAAATAATCCCATGGGCGCATTTTCTCAAAATGTCAAGGATCAACCCACCAAAATGTCTATTTCCGTTTCTGGGCGTGTCGCAAAGTGTGTGACCAATGCTGATGCTACGGCAGCGGCAACGGCCGTACCGCTGGCACGCCTTCCAATAACCCAGCCACCATCACCTCTACGCAATTGAACAGCTGAAAGAATTTGCTCGGTCAGCTTTGATTGGTTTCGGTGTTTCAAACGCCCGGAATTGATTGCACCCAGTAATTCATCACACGCTTGAGGATAATCCGCATCCATGTCATGAATCGGTATACCGGCCGGCTGCATACGCGATGCAACGGCTCCGGATGTGCGCCTCGAATACAGCAAATACTCGATTGGGTACTTTCGGCAATATGAGGCAGCATCATTGGCAATTGCTCGATCATCAAGCTGAATTGTGTTTTCCCATGTGTGTAACAGCTTTACGACAAATGATTCCGAGCCAAGCTTTTGGGCAGCTACCAATGCAGCATTTTTGCGATCCGGTGAAATATCAATTGCCATCCATGTGAGCTTGTCCTCATCAAGGTCAATTGATTCATCGCCACACTCTTGCCACTCTTTGGCTCCAACAACGCTGGAAATTGTTTGAACCCATCTGTTCAATACCTCGGTCATAATCACATCTGGTGGATCATTGAAAACCGCTCGGATGTTGTCTGGGTGAATAGTGATGCCAAGACCCGGATTGGCAAATGCTGCATTTTCTAGAGTAATTTCATCAGTTGGTGCAGACCACTCAAAATAGCCCACATCATCGCTTGCCCCACTAGCTGCGGCCAATCCTCTTTCGCGCAATTGATTCAAAACGATTGAATGAGAGTCACCGGCCGAGCTAAAACAATTGACCTGTGGATTTTTGGCAGCCATCAAGGTGTACCGCATTGCAGCAAATGTCTCCATATCGTGCAGCTCTCGGATTTCATCCATGTGGATGCTTTCCGGTTTTGATAATCCACGAGCTGCCGATCCTCCAGCTTTGATGATGAACCGATTGCCTTTGAGCGTTTGGATTTCCTCGGCTCCATGTTGCCAGCGGATGCGCTTTACCTGATTGGCCAAATCTGCGTTTTCTTCAATGATCTGCACAATGGCTCGAAATTGCTCCAGCGATGTGACAAGCCGGTGAGCTGTGGACACCTGCAACGATTCATCCCAATGGAAAAGCCCCATCATGATCCGCGCCATCATGTAGGTACTTTTGCCATTTTGCCTTGCAACTGTCGCAACTGAAATTGGATGGAGGTATCTGCCATCGGGCTTGATTTTCAAACTGTGCTCGGCCAACCACTTTTGCCACGGCATAAAACCGCCCGGGATGATCTGCTCAGCGAAATCAATCAATTCAAAGCCGCGTGAAGGCAAATCATTGAGCGGTGAGTGGATTCGTGGAGCTGTTACCGGCAAAAAAACCGATTCCAGCCGATCTGAGACTATTTCAGCCGTTGGGGAATCAACTATGACCTGATCATCACTAATCATGACTTATCGACTCGTTTTGGGGTATAAACATCCCAT